TTTTTTTTTATTGTTTTTATTTTTATTTTTTTTTTTTTTTTTTTAAATTTTTTTTTTTTTATTTTTTTTTTTTTTTTGGTTTTTTTTTTTTTTTTTCTTATTCTTAAGCATTGCAATTGATTTTTTTAAACGCGAATCATTATTAACACTTAGATTATCATAATTTTTTTTATTTGCTCTTTTTTTATTGGTATGTGATGGTTTTATTTCTAAAAAAAGAGCCGAATTTAAAAAATTATCTTTAGTCGGATGTACATCCGGATGTACATCCGGATTTACATCCGGATGTACATCCGGGGATGCATCCGGATGCACATCCGGATGCATATTTAATTCATTATTTAAATACATATTTCTAGAATGTTTTTTTGTTTTTAGGTGTCTGTCATAATTTGTCAATTTTGTTGTTTTAAAACCACAAACAGTGCAAAAATAATTCACCATTCCTATATATATGTAAATATTATATTCTTTAAATAATTTAAAATAATTATATTTTTTTTTTTTTAATGTCTCTTTTTTTGGCTCTTTTTTTTGGCTCTTTTTTGGCTCTTTTTGGCTCTTTTTTGGCTCTTTTTTGGCTCTTTTTGTCTCTTTTTGTCTCTTTTTGTCTCTTTTTGGCTCTTTTTGTCTCTTTTTGGCTCTTTTTTTAAAATTACAAATTCTATTACCATAAATTTTTTTTATCATAATAATTTTACTGTTTTATTAGCAATTTAGATAATGATTATAATTTTTTTTCATTTTTCAAATTATTTTAAAATTTTTATTTTACATTTAATTTTATTACCACCATATATAGTAATAAAAAACGATTATTTTCATGAAATAATTTTTTTTTTCACAAAATTTTTATAAAAAATCGCCAAAAAAAAAAATGCTCTCCTACTTTTTAAAAAAGTAAGGGAGCACTTTTTTTTCACCCGCGGAAAACAAAAAAAAAAGTGTATTTTTTATACATCCATTTAATTTTATCATTTTCATTTTTTTAAAGTATCTAAATCATTTCATTACTATATATTTATTATTTATTATATTTTTATGCTTTGTTATACAAATTTATTTATCTTATGTTTATTTATTAATTTCTGAACGCAGTAAAAATAAAAATATAAACGCATCACATTATTATTTTTTCATACAATAATTGTTTTCATAAATAAAATTAATATTATTTAAAATTTTAAAAATTTATAATTATTTAAATATCATAAATTGTCTATTATTAAAATTTATTTCCATCAAAATAATTATTATGATGTATATTATAATATATATTTATATATATATATATAAAATTATGGATCCAAAAATATTAAATGTACACTATTATAAAAAAGCATTATTATTATCTGGTGATACTAAAGGTTACAAAGATAATCTAAAAATTTTAGGAGGGAGATGGAATTTTAAATTAAAAGGTTGGATTTTCAAAAAAGATAGAAAAGATAAATTAGATCAATTTCTAAATTCTATACAATCTCAATCAGTCATAATAAATCATAATTATAATACAATTGTTAAGCCGACTATAAAAAAAAAAAAAGAAAAACCAAAATATACAACTATAAAAGCTAGAGTAAATACTATTAATCAATACATTAATAATGATGAATTGTCTAAAGATAAACTAAAAAAAAAAATTAGAGATTTAGTAAAACAATGTTTAAAAAATCAAGGTCCACTAGCAAATTGTGATTCTAATGAATTAAAAGATAAAATAGATGAAATAGTTAACTCTTTACAATCCAATACTAAAACAAATATAGATGTATCAAAAACAAGTAAAACGAAGAAAAAATCTAAGAAAAAACCAAAATATACAACAATCAAAGCAAGAGTAGTAGAAATATTAAATACTTTAAAATTAGATGATGCATCAAAACAGAATGATCTAAAAAAAAAAATAAGAAAATTAGTAAAAGAATGTTTAAATAAAAATGGATCAAAAACGAATTGTGATTCTAGTGATTTGAAACATGAAATAAAAGTTATAATTGATAATAATAATAAAATTCATTCAAAACATGAATCAATAGATATAGATAATAAACAAATTTTAACTAAACCATTAGAAAAATGGTTTACTTTGTTTAATGAGTATTATTTAGAAAATAATAAAAGTAAGAATTCTAACGTCCAAACATTCTCGATATTTTGTCGTGATTTCATTGGAATGAAAAAAGAAAATATTAAAACAGTTCAAGATTTACTTAATTTAGATATTAATGAATTTCGAGAAATCATAAAATATGGTAATCAACGATTTATAAAATATTATGGAAATACAAGAAAACAAAATTATTCAGAAAAATTAGAAAAATTTTTTATTGAATCTAAAAGTGATTATATGACTATGATGTCTATGAAAAAAGAAAAGAATTCAAAAAGATCAAAAATTAAAAGTAAATTTATTCCTGAAGACCCTTCTAGTGCAATCAATCTAAAAAAAATAGATGAAAAAATGCTGGATCATTCTATTTTGGATTGGCTTAATAAATTTTATGAGGATTATACAAAAAGTCATGATGTGGAAATTACAGGAATATATTATTATTTAATGATTTTTTATGCATGTTCAAATCGTTTACAAAACAAAAAAAAAAGTTTACGAGATCTGATTGAAATTTCAATTAATGATTTTGATGCAATAGAAGAATGTGCCCTAAGGGAATACCGAAAAATTTATAATAATATAGACAATACGGATTGTCTCCAAAAATTAAAGAATGAATTTATTTTATATAAAAATACTTATTCTAGAGATAATAAAAAAATAATTTCTAAAAAACCAATGTCATCTATGTTATCATTTATGCCATCAATTGATAAAAAATTAGTTAAATATGACAAAGGTTCTCCGGATAATCTATTTGGTTGTGGAAAATTAAATAATAGTGAATTTCAAATAAATATAGGAAATGAAAAAAAAAAAAATTGTGTAAAATATAATTCTAAAAAAGCAATAGATCATTTAATAAAAAATTTATCTATGACAAAACACATTTCTTGCAATAGTATATTAACTCCTTTACAAAACAGACAAAATTGTTGGTTTAATACATTTTTTGTTATTTTTTTTATAAGTGATAAAGGACGTAAATTTTTTAAATTTTTCAGGGAATTGATGATTAGAGGTAAGCAAAGTGATGGAACAAAGATAACACCTCTAAAATTACGAAAAGCTTTTTATTTATTAAATTTAAGTATTGAAGCAGTTATTGGAAGTAATAAAAATTATTTAGCAAAAGATGAAATTTCAACATTTGATACAAATACTATCATTGAACAAATTTATAATGGTTTAAAATCAAAAATAAAAACAAATAAATTTGGTAAATTGTATAATATAAATGATCACGGAAATCCAATTAATTATTATCATTTTATTATTAACTATTTAGGTAATCATTCTATAAAAATGTTAGAAATTAATATTGAAAAGGGAAACCTTGATAAAAGTAAATCTAAAAATACAATTAAAAGAAAATCTCCTATGTTATGGGATTTCAAAAATGATAAATTTCTGATCAAAAACTATCATATGAGCCTAGATGAAATAATTTTAAGTAAAATGATTGATTCTTATAGACCTGAAAAATTCCCTGATATTATTTTATTAAATATTTGGCATGGAAAATCGAATATTACCAAATACGATAAGCCATTAGAATTTACGATACACACTATTCCACCACTTAGAAAAGGTTGGGAAATAATAAATAAAGAAAGTCTCCAGGAAATTGATGGTATTTCAAATAAAGTAAAGAGAGAGATTGCTGATATTCATGAACTCGGGAAATTAGTATATTACAATAAAAAAAAAAATGTTATTAAACTAGAAAGACCTATAGATGATAAAAAAATGGATTCCAAATTACCAAAGGCTAAATATAAATTGGATTCAATTGCGAAGATAACAGATAATTATCAACATTTTGTTGGCTTTATAACATGTGGAAATAAAGAATATTATTTTGATGGTGACAGTTATACGAAATTGGAAGAATTTCAGTGGAAAAATAAAATTAATAATGATCAAACTTATAGAAAAAATAAGATTCTATTTAATTTTCAAAAAAATTACGGTATTTATTTATATTATAGGGTTGAATAATGATATAAATTTTTTTATTATTATGTTAAATATACTGATAAAAAATCATAAAAAAATAGTAATGGTGCTTATCAGATCAAATTTATTAATTTAAAAATATTATTTAACAAAAGTATATATTAGATGTTGGAAGATCTGGTTGGTAATATTTAAAATCTGTAATATATTTTGTTTTTTTTAATTTTTTACATTTTTTGCATTTTTTTTTATAATATTTTCTATTATTATATGGTTCGTAAATAGCTGGATATTGTATTTTCTTATCTAAATCAATATTATATTTTTTAACAGAATGATGATTTATTTTTGGATTATATATTTTAGTTGTATTTGAATATTCATCTTTTTGGTAATTATTTTGTTTATATTTTTTATGTATATACTTAAAATATTTTGGATTATTGTAATCTGAAGGATTAGAATAATGTTCAGAATAATTTGATATCATATCTAAATTTTCAAATTTTGGAAAAGAGTAATCATCATGCATATAGTTATTCAGATCATGATTCACATTTTTATGAATATTATTATTATAATTATTACAATAAGAACATGAATTTTCGTGGAATTGATATGAATATTGAGGATAGTAATCCATTAAGTAAATTCTATTAAATAAAATAAATTATTTTTTTTTTTTATTTTTTCATAAATTAGAAAACTAGATAATAATTTTTCTAAATTTTGATTAAATGGATTTCTTGGAAACAAAAAGTTATTTTTATGTTTGAAATATTCAGAAATTATTTTACAAACATAAAAACAAAAATAAAGAGTCTAATTTCATTAACGAAATGAATTAGATGAATTTTAAACTAAAATATTTGCTTTCCAAACTTCATAATTTTTGTATAATAAATGATTATAAATATCTGTTTGATTTTCCTCATTTTGAGCAAGAATTATTGCGAGTCCACCTCTACCTGTTCCTGTCATTTTAGCTCCATAAGCATTTTTGCATTTAGCTATATCAACGATATCATCCAATTCTTTACTGCTGACTTTCAATTGAACAAGTAAATGATGGTTTTGAAACATTAATTCTCCTAATTTCTTAAGATCTCCTATGATTAGAGAATTTTTAGCTTGATGTACAATATTTTTGTATGAATTCGTTAGATGATTGAATAATGTTGAGTTGTTTTTTTTTAATTTCATAACATCATTAAGAACTTTAGTAGTAGACGCAGTGATAGTTGTACTTACATATAATAAAAATAAATCGGTTTTAATTTTTATTTTTTCAATAATTCTTGGATTTTTCTGATAATAGAGAAGTCCACCATAAGTGGAGGCTGTATTATCAATTCCGCTTGGAGTTCCATGAGATATAGATTCGCCTTGATATGCTAATTGATTAATTTCGTCATCATTATAAATAAAATTATTAATTTTATTTAATTCTCGAGCGAGGGCAACACAATTTGCTGCACTTGATCCTATACCTGATGTACAACATAAATCACCATTAAAGTATATATCATAAGATGGTTTTTTTATTTCACAAAGATTAAAGAGTAAATTTGTAGATTGAATGATTTCGTTATGTTTTTTTTGTTTGTATCCAAATAGAGCGGGGCGATTATCAAAAATTTCTATTTTTTTTTTATCATTAGGTATACAATGACAAGATGTTGTATTTGGTATAGCAACGACAATAGATGGTAGATTATGTACAACGAAATGTTCACCAAAAAGAATTAATTTGCCAAATCCGGTGCTAGGTATGAGATGATTTATTTTTTGGAGAATGGTCGTTACAGGTTCATCATTATTATGCCATATAACATCAGGGATATGATTATCCAATGCGGTTTCGCTAGTAGATTGGTCAACAATGGATAAAATCCATCCATTTTTTTGTCTAAATGAATCAGATGCTTTTATACGAATAAGATAATGTTTTCCGAATTTTTGTAAATATTCGATATCTTTAGGTCTGCGTACATCAGTTACACATAAAATGTTTTGTTTAATTGGATCAAGATTTTTTTCTATTAGTTTTCTAATCCAAAAGAATGGATCAGAAGAGAGTTTTCCTTCCATAAATTTAATCATGGAAGGTCGATATTTTTCTTTATAATTACGATCATGAAGAAGTTTTTGAAAGTCAAGATTATGCATTTGTGAATATTCATATTTGATAGATTCAGAGATACTACATAATTTAATATTTGGATATTTTTCTTTAATATGATTGGAAAGAAATGTTTTTCCAGAATATCTTTTTCCGGAGAGTGAGAAAATAATATTTTTATAATTGATTTCTGGATATATTATTTCATGTTTTCCATATATGGGTCCAGTATCGAAGTTATTATTCCAGATTAATTGAACGAAAGCTTTGGATTGAAGAAAACTGTTTAAATTTTGTTTTTCATTAACATCAAAAATTATGTGAGGATTTGAGCCAGCATCAATTGTAATGAATGCTTTTACATTGTATTTATTTCTCCATTTCATAAATTCCGAAATAAAATCAATGCAGGTTTGATTTAAATAATGAATAGGTGGTTTAGAAGTCATCATGACTGCGTGCATAAAGAGATAATCATGTTCGACTAGTTTGATGATATCATTCCATTCATTATAAATAATAGCTTGTTTTAATTTATCATAAGTATCATGACTATCAACAGTTCGAATATCAAATAATGGTGAAGATTCAGAAATTCGGTGACCTTGAGTGGAAGTAATTTTTTTTGGATTCGGATCGAATACAACAACAACATGATTAATATATTTAAATTTAATAAATTGTGATACTTTATCTTGATTCCATGAGACTAGATTTGGGAATAGAGATCTTACTGAAGATCCGCTACCGATTCGACACCAATGACTTAACCAATTATGATGGTCAATAGTATTCATATGGTGTGTAAGATTAAGACAATCAGAAATTGCGCAGACAAGTGCGCAAATACCTGATGCAGATGATGCGATACCGCATGAGTCTGGAAATGTATTAGTGGATTCGTATGTAAAATGGGAATCATTCCATGGACATATTTTTTGAAGTAAAATAGAGGTTTTGCAGTCCTTTTTTAAATTTGGATGAGGATTTTTTTTGAATGTAACAGATGTGTATGATCTTAGGTTTGAAAGAGTTAAACTTAGATTAGGATTTAAGGGGTTATAGGGAAATGTATTATAATCTTTACCCCAGTATTTGATGAGAGCAATATTAGAAGGTGCGCTAGCAAATCCGGTTTTTCCGTATTTAGGTTTTGGTATTTTATCCATTATTGAAAAAAATATAGAATTAAAATTTATAAAAAAAACGCAAAAACTATTTATTAGGGGTTGAGTACTAATTTACCGTTTATGAGTTTACCAACTTCTTGGACTCTTGCGCCATTTTTCGCAGCATTTTGCCAGCTTTCGTAATCATAAACTTTATTTTCGTTAGCTAGAACATATTTTTTTTCGTTAGGTGGTTTACCAACTTTAAATAGCTTACCTTTATGTTCTATAGTTTTCATTTGGGAATATGAATCTATCCATTCGTCATTGATATTCGGTACAGTTGAGTATTGGTTTGGTTTTGGATTGAGTCCGAAATTAAAACATTTTATTGGTTCATTTTCTTTAGAGTTTAAACTACAATCAATAGCTGATTCTTTCATGAGTCTAAAAAGATCGTTAGTAATATCTTGTTTTCTTTTCGCGATTTCGTAAATAGTTTGTCCGGATGTCATACCTTTATCTTTATTTTCTATAGTGAAATCAGATTTGATTTGTTCTTTTGTGAATGAAGAGACATATAAAAAGACTTCAACATTTCTATCTTTCAATGGTAGATTGCTATGTGAACATATGCGAATGGCTCGACCCATTACTTGTTCAATTCTAACTGGATTCCAGTAAGGTTCGGTTATATGGACTTGTCGTACATTAGCGAGTGAGATTCCTTCTGCTGCAGAGGATGTTGCTAATAATATTTTTATGATATTACCTTTTAAATTTCCTCCTTTAGATTTCATGTATTCTTTTAAACCTGGGTTGACTTTATTTTCATCATTATTGAATATGGATTTGATTATATCTTTATATTCGTCATCTTCGGTACCACTATAAAATGCAAATTTAGGTTTAGTTTCTTCGGATTCTTCTTCATAAGCTTCCCACATGTCATCGTTATTTTTTCTTAATCTAAATGGAGCATATCCATTTGCTTCTAAAACGAGGGAAAAGATGCCGATACCTTCTAGACTTCTGAATTGGGAGTATATAAATACAGATCCAGGTGATTTTTGTATATTTTGTAGCATATATAGAAATTTTGGCGAATATTTGTCGAGTCCGTTTGGTCCTGGTTTTAGATATAAATCTTTTTCTTCATTTAATTTTTGCATAGCAAGTAATTTTCCTTCTTCATAAATTTTATTTTTTTCTTTTTTAGATTTTTTCATTTTAACATCATCATTTTCTTCAATGAAATCTTCCATTTCGGAATCAAAGTTTTCGAGTGTTTTTTCATCAAATCCTAATTTTTGGTCTTTACCAGGCATGGGTCTTTCGATTTTTTCGGGAAATACAAAATTTCCATATGATCTGGAAAAGATTCTATAGTATGAGCTTACTTTATTTTCATCTTTTTTTGTTTTTGTGGTTTTGGATTTTCTTTCAGCTTTACGTTCGATCATTCGAATTTCACTATATTTCAAAAATTGGTAATCACTCATTGGTACTTCCACTAATTGTATACCAGTACTGGATGGAAAAAGATCTTTTCGGGCTCCTTTATAGTATGATATTGTTCCTAATATGCGTTTAATGAATAGATCACTATTTTTAACGCGATTTGTATTTAGATCAATAAATCGTTGATTAAATTCTTTTTCGTTATCAGGAAGAGCTTTAAAATTTTGTATTTTTCTGGCTGTGATTTCGATATTTAGAGGTTTCAATGAATTTATAATTTCGGAGATAAATTTTTGTTGTGGGATTTGTTGATTTGTTTTTATTTTAAATCCTGGGTCGTCATTTGTGAATAAATGTGGATTTTTTGTAAAATTAATGATTTTTGATTTTGGGTTAACATTTATTTGATCAATATGTTTATTTTGTTGTAAAATAGATAAAATTTTTTCTTCTAAATTTTCGATTCTCCTTTTAGATGAATAATTTAGTTGATAATTTTGGATATTACCTCTTAATAGATTGATTAAAAGACCAGCTTCGTATGGATAATTTATTAGAGGAGTACCAGACAATAATATTAATTTTAGGTTTTTTGCATTCATAAGTAAATCATATAACCGTCTTCCTGTTCCTCCACCTGTTGTTCGTGAAATTAGATTATGAACTTCATCAATAATCACGACTTTATTATTAAATGGATTAGTTGGGTTACTTTCCATTTTATCTAGATTAGCATTCCTTAGACCATTATAATGTAAAAATTTATATTTTTTATTAATAAAAAAATCAAGTTGATCATTTATTTCTTTTTTTTGGGATCCAGATAGATCACTATAATTTGGTTTAAGTTTTGTGTCATTAATCCAGCATCCATTATATTTCTTGATTTTAATTTTATTTGCACCGATCTTGTTACAAATTGATTTTGGGTTTTTGTAATCTGATTTTTGGAATTTCCAATATTGATTCAGTTTCCAATTATCATCAGCACATGTTTTAAGTTCACCTAAAAAATTGGCATGTAGTGAGGCAGGAAGCATGACAATAATATCTTTTTCATGTTTAAATCCTTCTGCTATAGCGATGGATGCGCATGTTTTTCCGGATCCGAGACCATGATATAATAATAATCCTCGGTATGGTGATTTTAGGTTAATATAGTCTCTTACTAATTTTTGATAATTAAACAAATCTCTTTGAACAGATGAATCTTTATTTGGTTTATTACATCCTGAACCTTTGGCTTGACCGGTTAGTTTATAATTAGAAAATGTTTTATCAATCCAGGAAGGGAACATTTTTTGGTTTGGCAAGACCCATTTTTTAGGATATAGATTTTTTTTAGTTATTATTTTTTTAGTTTTTTTTTTTGTTTTGGATGGATGAGCAGATTTTTCGGTTTTAGGGGATGTTTTTTTTTTTGTTTTTGTTTTGGATGAATGAGCAGTTTTTTCGGTTTTAGGGGATGTTTTTTTTTCGGGTTGGGATGGATGGTTTGGTATGGTTGTTGTAGATTTAGTTTTTTTTTTAATAGTAATTTTTTTTTTTTTTTTTTTT